TATTTGAGGAGTTCGAAAAATTAACAACCAAACAAGAACGAATAAACTTTTTACGCAGTGAAGGCGATGAACGTTTTCGTTTCTTTCTCCAATTAGTATTCAATCCTGCCATAGAGTTTGATATTGCACTGCCTGATCGGTATCGACCAGCAAAAGAACCTGCTGGTTTGAACTATGCTTATCTGGACACACAGATGCCGAAGATGTATCGGTTCATCAAGAATCATCCTATGCGACCAGAAGGATTTACCGCAGAAAAGACTACACAACAACTTCTGGTTATGGTAGAATCTTTACATAAGGATGAGGCTGCTATCATTCTTGATGTACTACAAAAAAGATTCAAAGTAAAACAACTTACTGCCAATTTAGTTAGAGAAGCATTTCCTGATTTAGCAATATGAAAATAGTCGTTGTCTCTGGTGGATTTGATCCTATTCATTCGGGTCATCTTGCCCTGTTGCGTGAAGCATCGGGCATGGGTGACAAACTTATCGCAGGTGTAAACTCTGATGCGTGGCTCACACGTAAGAAGGGCAAGCCATTCATGGATATTCACGAACGTAAAGCGATACTTGAATCAATTCGTTGGGTTGATGAAGTGTGGGAATTTGATGATTCAGATGGTACAGCGTGTGATTTGCTTGAACGTGTAAGAGATCATCATCGTCAAGTTTTACCAATACTTTCGAACTATCAAATTTGGTTTGCCAACGGTGGTGACCGCAATGAAACAAATAACGCAGAAGCAAATGTGCCTGGCATCAACTTTGTGTATGGTGTAGGCGGCAGCAATAAAAAGAACTCTTCTTCTTGGCTACTAAGGAGTTGGAATGAGTGACGGTGGAAAAGGTTCGAAGCCTAGACCAATTGAAATACCACGTGAAAAATTTAATGATAACTGGAACGCAATTTTTGGTAAAAAGGTGAAAAATGAAAGTAGCAGTCGTAACACCAACAATCGGAGCAGAAACTCTAAGTAAGTGTATTCAATCTGTTGATGAGCAAACCTATGGTGATTTGACACACTATGTTTTTCTTGATGGAAAAGAATATGAAAACAAAATTTGGCATCAACTTGAAGGCGCATCAAAAGTCAAAACAATTCAACTTGAAGAAAACATCGGCAAGGGTTGGTATGGTCATCGTGTATACGCAGCATGTGGTTATCTTGTCAATGCTGATGTTATATGTTATCTTGACGAAGACAATTGGTTTGAGCCTAATCATGTTGAGAAACTTGTTGAGAGAATCAAAAAGGGTGTTGACTGGGCATACTCACTGAGAAAGATTGTTGATAAAGAAGGTAACTTTGTTGCTGAAGATAATTGTGAATCGTTAGGTCAATGGCCAATCTACTTCAATAAGGATGCGTTTCACATTGATACTTCATCGTTTATGGTGAAGGCAGATATCGCACGTAAACTCGGTCCCGCATGGTATGGTCAGTGGGGTGCTGATCGTAACTTTTTCAATGCTCTGAAACAATACTTTCCAAACTTTTCTTGCTCAAGGGAATATTCTTTGTGCTATCGTTTAGATGGTAATCCAAACTCAGTCAATGCCGAGTTCTTTGAAAAAGGCAATGCTGAAAACGAAAAACAATATCCTGATGGATTTCCTTGGAAGAAAACATTTAAAGAAGAATATGTTGTTGGACCCGGTATAACGATTGTGAGTGGCTAATGATAATTGAAGATACAAATCTCAAGGGCGTTAAACTTATCAAGCCAACGGTACATGAAGACTATCGTGGCACGAACATTGAAGCATGGCACAAAGATAATTATGCACAGTTGGGTGTGAACTTTATCCTTGACAGTATTTCTACCTCACGCCGACACACTCTGCGTGGCATTCACGGTGATGATAGAACAACAAAATTAGTTTCTTGCTTACATGGTACAATCTATCAAATCGTAATTAATCTGGATGAAGATTCGGATCAGTATGGCCAATGGCAAGAGTTCACACTATCAGACCGTAATGGTTATCAAGTGTTGTTACCACCAAAACATGGCAACGCACATTTGGTAATGTCCGAACATTGTGTGTTTAGTTATAAACTTGACCAGTATTATGATCGGGCTTCACAGTATACAGTAAAGTGGAATGACGACCGCTTCAACATTTATTGGCCAATCAAAAATCCTATTTTGTCGGAAAGAGATAGATGAGAATAGCATTAGTAACCGGTGGATCGGGCTATCTTGGTTCACACCTTGGCAAAGCACTAAAAAAAGCAGGTTACTATACAGTTTGTTTTGATATAAAAACACCACAGAATGATTTGTATTGGGATGTCTATCATCCTGGTGATATACGTTCATATCAAGACTTATCAAGAGTTTTTACAAACTGGAAGCCAGATATCGTATTTCACTTAGCTGGTCGGATTGAAGTTGGTGAATCAGTTTTACATCCTGAGGAGTTTTGGGATGTCAATGTAGGTGGCACATGTAATCTACTACACACAATGAGAAAATTTGATGTTAGTAATATTGTTTATTCTTCTACTGCCGGCGTTTATCGTTCTCAATTTACCAGCCTCTCTGAGAAATCGGAAATAGATAACAACAATCCATATGCCAACAGTAAATATGCTGCTGAATGTGCGATTCGTGACGCAAAAGTGAATTCGATTATTTTTCGTTTCTTTAATTTGGCGGGTGCTGATCCTGATGGTGAGATGGGTGAAGAGCATGAGCCAGAAACGCATTTGATTCCGCTGATGTTCAAAAGTCTAAATAACGAAGAGTTCATCGTATACGGAAACGATTATCAAACGGTAGATGGCACATGTATTCGTGACTATGTTCATGTATGTGATGTTGCTGAGGCACATTTGCTGGCTGATGAATATTTACAGAAAAAAGGAAACAATCAACCTAGCCTATTCAATCTAGGCACTGGTAAAGGTTATACTGTACTACAAGTGATTGATGCTGCTAAACAGGAACTAGGCGTTCCAATTCAATACACAATCGGTAAACGAAGAGAAGGTGACCCACGAAGGTTAGTCGCCAACTCTGATGCCGCCAAACATCATCTAAATTTCAAACCCAAGCACGATTTAAAATCCATTTTGAGAACGGCGTATAATTGGTATGAGCGACAAAGAGAACGAAATACAATTTGAACACTATGCTCACTTTTTGTCTGGTAGCATTGATCCAACAGTTATTGAGTCAGCATCACGTTGGTTGCTTTCTGCCAAGTTCAACAAGATTGAGAAGCCATTGACACTGTACATCAATTCTGAAGGTGGCAATTTAGGTGATGCGATAGGACTTGTTGATCTCATGCTGGGCGTGGGTGTACCCGTTCGTACACTTGCTTATGGTAATCTAATGAGCGCCGCATTTGTAGTATTTGCTGCTGGTGAAAAAGGTTATCGTGCTATCGGCAAAAACACGACAATCATGATTCACCAATTCAATGACGAAATGGGTGGCAAGTATCATGATATGCGGGCTTATGCCAAAGAGTGTGATAGGTATCATCACAAAATGGCAAAGATTCTTTCCGACTGTTCAAAGCTGTCGGTCAAAGATGTAAAAACCAAGTTTCTGCGACCAACGGATGTTTGGTTGACAGCAGAAGATTTGGTAGAATATGGTATAGCAGATATTATCTTTTAGGAGCAATAAATATGTTGTCTGGCGGTAAGAAATTTCAAAAGCCAAAGAAAACTAAATTTCACAAAAATCGTGAGCAGTACGAGAGTCAACAATTGAAGAATCAAAAGCACCATGATAAGTCTCTGTATCGCTTACTCAAGCAGGAAAAAGATCATGTCGTATAAAGAGCAAATTAGAAAACGCATACGGGAACTTGAGGACAAGATTGCTGAGTCCAATGTAGATAAGGTTCAACTGGAAAGTTTACGTTCTGAACTAACCAGATTAAATATGCAGGACTTTGAAGAAGACCTGCGTTCCGAAAGCAACCAGCAATTACTCAAAGGATAAGTCAAGTCTTCTGTTCGTATAAATAAGCGAATAGGAGACTACTATGCCTTTAGACAAAATTACTGTTGACAGCATCTCTGCGAATGCTGTCACTAACGTTGGAATTGCCAATGGCACTATTGTTAGTGTTGATTTGGCAGATCAATCCGTCACCTCACCAAAACTGGGTGATCAGTCCGTAATATCATCGAAACTGGCTTCGAATCTTAACATTTCTCTCACCAGAGTTCTAGAAGAAGCAAACATCAATTCTATTGCCGTTGGTGGTAATGTGAATATTGATGTTGTCAATAGCACGGTTTATTTCTTTGATGCAAATACCACAGCAAATGTGACATTCAATCTTCGTGGTGATACCAGTCAAACTTTCGATTCTGTCACTACAATTGGTGAAACTACTTCCGTAGCAATTGCTGTTAAGCATGGTGATATTCGCCATGAGGCAAATCTTTCAATCGATGATGTAGTTCAAACAATATATTATGCTGGAAACACACGACCAGCAAATGTTGCCATCACAAATGCAGAAATTAATCTGTTCAGTTATTCAATATTCAAGACCGCAGCAAATACTTACACTGTCATTTCTGCAAATACACTCTTTGGTTTAGGATAAAATCTTGTGCCACTGATTTCGACATTTGCTGCTGGTTCAACAAGGGGATTTGGTCAATTTGGAGGAGTGAGAGTTACTGGTCGTACCATTGAATATTTGATTGTGGCTGGTGGTGGTTCTGGGGGAAAAGGACAATCTGGTGGAGGTGGCGCAGGTGGAATGCTCACTTCATCGAACTATCCAATAAGTAATGGTGTGACTTACACCGTTACAGTAGGTGGGGGTGGTGCTGCTGTAACTGTAACAGATGTTAGAGGAAGCAATGGAACCAGTAGTGTATTTGATACTGTAACAGCCATTGGTGGCGGTGGGGGTGGAACATACGGTACTGGTCCTGGAATGAGTGGTGGGTCTGGCGGCGGTGCTGGTTCATCGACACCTGGTCCATTTGATGGGGGAGCCGGAACTCCTGGGCAAGGTAATGCTGGTGGTGGTGTTGGACTTTATGGAGTTCCAAACTATCGTGGCGGGGGCGGTGGTGGTAAAGCACAAGCTGGTTTTAGTGGAACTACGGGAGATGGTGGTGCTGGAGAATATTCACCAATTTCTGGTTCCAACACTGCATATGCTGGCGGTGGTGGTGGTGGCGTGTTTGGAACGGGTGGAACTGGTGCAGGTGGTGTTGGTGGCGGTGGCGCTGGTAGTTCAACTGGTGGCACAAATGGAACAACTAACACTGGCGGTGGTGGAGGTGGAACAGGATACCCAGGTGGAAACTCAGGCGCTGGTGGATCAGGTATAGTTATCATTCGTTATTTGGATTCTTTTGCCAATGCTGCATCAACTACAGGTTCGCCAACACTCACGATTGCTGGTGGATACAGAATTTATAGGTTTACGGGTTCGGGTTCAATTACGTTTTAAGGTGATACATGGCTCATTTTGCTAAACTAGATGAAGATAATATAGTTCTGGAAGTTATTGTGTTGAACAATGCTGAACTCATCGATGAGAACGGTCAAGAAAGTGAACAAAGAGGTATCGATTTTTTGATTAATTGGTCGGGCGGCCACACAAATTGGAAACAAACTAGTTATAATGGTAACTTTAGAAAAAATTATGCTGGACCCGAATACACTTATGATGTACAAAGAGATGCATTCATTCCACCTAAACCACATTCAAGTTGGATTTTGAATGAAGAAGTGTGTCAGTGGGATCCCCCGATCTCTAGACCAATTGACGATAAATTTTATATATGGAATGAAGACCTTCAAAACTGGAAAGAAATAGAAGCCATTACTTGAATAAGTATATGAGCAATATCATAGAATTAGGAAGAAAAAAATGCCAATATTAGCTTCATTGGGTGCGGGATCAATTGGATCATATCGACTGTTTAGGGGTGCTGGCGCCCCAATCATCATTGGTGGTGTGGGTTATATTATTCCTGGCACATATTCATGGGTAGCGCCAACGGGCGTAACCAGTGTTTCTGTTGTTGCCGTAGGCGGCGGTGGTGGTAGTGGAACAGGTAGCTTCACATGTGGTGAATGGCGTGTTGGTGGTGCTGGTGGTGGTGGTGGACTAGGATATAAAAATAATATTGCAGTTACTCCTGGAGGTTCATATACAGTAGTCGTTGGTGGTGGTGGTGTAGCCAATACAAGCAATGCGGGTAATTCTTATTTTTGTTCCACTTCTGTCGTAAGGGGTGGTGGTGGTGCTACCGGGCGACCAAAAGTTGGGGGACTTGGTGGAACATATACTGGTGATGGTGGAGGTAATGGCGGTCTCGGCAGGTCAGGATTTACTTGTACTAGTATTACAGGTTCTAGAGCTGGTGGCGCCGGTGGTGCTGGTGGTTATTCAGGCAACGGAGGAGCAGGCGGACCCGCAGGATCCACTGGATCCGCAGGTTCTGGCGGTGGAGCAGGTGGTGGCGGTGCTGGTGCAACATATACTGAATATGGTGGTGGTGGTGGTGGTGTAAATCTTTTTGGTCCAGGTCCCAATGGAGCAGGCGGGAATCTTGCCGGGGGAAATGGCTCATTTGGTCTTAACGCAACAGGACAACTTGGTGGTTTATATGGTGGTGGACATGGCGGTACTGCGACAACACCAGGAGTTGGGGGTAATGGTGCAAATGGAGCAATACGAATTGTTTGGCCAGGAACAACAAGAACGTTCCCCTCAACTGATGTGACTTTTTCTTTTGCTACATACGGTGAACAGCAATACTTAGCTTCTGGAACATATACTTGGGTTGTACCAACTGGCGTCACAAAAGTTTCTGTTTTAGCTATTGGTGGAGGTAGCGGCGGAGCACCCGCACCTGGTATTTCTGGAGGTGGTGGTGGTGGACTGGGATATAAAAATAATTATCCAGTTACACCTGGTGCCTCAATAAGTGTTGTTGTTGGGGCAGGAGGAAATTCACCCTCATTCAATGGATCGAATTCTTATTTTTGTTCCACTTCTGTCGTAAGGGGTGGTGGTGGTATATTACGAACAGGTGGAACATATACTGGTGATGGTGGAGGTAATGGTGGTAATGGTGAATTAAATCCCGGTGGTGGTTATGGGGCAGCTGGTGGCGCAGGTGGATATTCAGGTAATGGTGGTGATGCTGGTCCTTATTCTCCTTCTCCTGCCGGAACTGCTGGTTCATCTGGTACTGGTGGTGGTGGTGGTGGTGGTGGATCAGGTGGAGCGGGTGGTATTGGTGGATGGGGCGGCGGAGTCGGAATTTATGGGGAAGGAACAAGTGGTGCGGGTGGTGCAGCATCTTCAGGTGGACAAGGCGGCTCAGGTGGTTGTTCGGCACGCTTTGCAGCTGGTAGATTTGGTGGAGGTGGATCACCTTATACCAGTCCATCTGGTCGTGGTGCCGGTGGTGCTGTGAGAATCATTTGGCCAGGATGTTCTAGAACTTTCCCAACATCTAATGTAGGTATATCTTAAACAAAAAATATTCATAGGTAAAAAAATGGAACTTTACATTCAAGTCGAAAATGGTAACACTGTAAATCATCCTGCTTTAAAAGATAACTTACTTCAGGCATTTGGGACTATACCAGACAATTGGCAACCTTTTGTGCGTGTTAGTAAGCCAATAGCAAAACTTTATGAAGTCTTAGAAGGTGATGAACCCACATATCAGTTTGTTGATGGTGTTTGGACTGATGTTTGGCAAACAAGAGAAATGACTCCAGAAGAAAAATTAGAAAAACAAAATATAGCAAAAGAAATTTGGAATGCTCGACCAAATAGAGAAAACTTTTTGGCCTGGACTTTTGATGAAGATACATGTGAGTTTGTGCCACCTGTGCCAAAGCCTATTGACGGAAAACAATATTATTGGGATGGTCCATCAAATTCATGGAAAGAAATACCCTTACCATAAAATAGTTAGTTGACTTTTCATTCAAAGAAAGATACAATACATTATGCTTAACGCCGCCTATCATTTTGCTTGCCCAATTTATTATGCCGAACACCCGGAGTTTTTGAATTCGGTAAGTCAAGTTTCTGAGGAAGAACTAGCAAAAGCACACAAAGAAAAAAAGGTTGATAACATATATCCTGCGATGATGACGGGTAATTATTATGAAGATCCGAGAATTGAAAAGTTTGTTAATTTTGTTGGTAAAACATCCTGGAATATTTTGAATGAACAGGGATATAACATGCAAAATTTGGATGTTATGTTTACTGAAATGTGGACACAAGAACATTACAAGCATTCATTGATGGAACAACATGTACACGGTTATGGTTCTCAAATTGTAGGTTTCTATTTTTTAGAAGCACCCGAAAATTCTTCAAGAGTTGTTTTTCATGATCCAAGACCAGGCAAAGTTCAAATTGACCTTTATGAAAAAGATAATTCAATGGCTACAATCGCAAGTCAGATGATCAATTTTGAACCTAAACCTGGTTTGCTTATTTTTACAAATTCTTGGTTGGCACATTCGTTCACTCGTCATGCTTCCGATAAACCAATAAAGTTCGTTCACTTCAATTTGACTGTCACACAAGCACAACAAAATTTTGGAATGAAGCCAGCGGATGACATCATATGAACAAATACAGAATTCGATTCAACAAAAGCAGAGGGCAGCCTGGTCGTGGTACCGCAGATCATGTCTGGCGTGTATTTGAGGGCGAAAAAGAATATTTGTTCAAACACCTGAATATTACCGTTCCAGTTAAGAGTGAAAAAGAAGAACACTCAGAAGATTGGAATATTGTGTGTAACGGATATTTGGTAATTGATCGTCAAAACTCAATTGCCAATATTACAGAAAAAGCAACGTTGTAAAAATACAACATACTTGACAGAGGGTAGAGTTTCTGGTATACTATATGTACTATGAAAAATCTGCCCTCTGTTGGTTCGACAGTCACCGTAGATTGTCGCTATATTACTAAATCGACAACTTTTACAGGTGTCGTTGTCAATCCTTATCGTTATCTGAATGCTAACGAATTCTGTTTACAAACTGATAACAAAGAATTCCCAGTATCAATTATCAATTTAGCAAATGTTGTCAATCTGAAAATACTTAAAGGTTCGACAACTAATATCCGCAAGTTCAAAGTAGCTGGTACAAAAGGTGAATATTTGGTAACATTATCAAATGAGCATTTTTCTTGTTCCTGTATTGGTTTCAAATATCACAACAAATGTAAGCATATCACAAAGGTAAAAGAGAAAATTACCTCTTGACAAGTGGCTCAACCCTTGATATAATGGTATTGTTATGATGATCCGCATATATTCCAGTTCGAAGAAAAAGAAGTTGACAAAGAAGCAATTGCAAGAACAGCAAGACTTTATTTCGTCAATCAACAAGATTCCGCTACCGTCTGGTGGTAGGTTTCCTGCTGCTGCGCCTAAAAAGATCAAAGACAAGCCACTGACGCCAAGTCGTGTGGTACGCAGCACCAAGCACATTCCAAGTCTTCCAGACACACACAAGGGTGCTTTGACAAAGACTGGTATTATGAAAGATTTCCACAAACTCTCATCCTCTGACCGTGAGATTGTGGCAGATGTTGCGTCTTGCACGGCACCGATGCACAAGGGTAACTATGTCTATGTTACTCCTGGCATGAATCCGGCAGGTCTTGGTCGGAAAAACGAGGTATTGTAATGCTTGACAATTCGGTCAGACTTTGCTATACTATCATTTCTACTGTTAATATGGAGTTTTGTTATGAGTAATAAATCTGTTACATATTGGGCAAATCGTAAGGGCAATAAGTCCGGTAAGCCTGTTCGATGGGAACGTCTTTTGATGGTTCTCGGTAACGGTGGTCTTATCACACTGAAAGAAATTGAGAACACGATGGAATATCGTGCGATGAATCGTATCAGTGCCGAGATCGTTACATTGAAATACAACGGTGGTGTTATCAAAACACATAAAGATGGTCGTAACGTTGTCGGTTACGAACTTGTCAATTTTAAAGAAATGGTTGACACTAAACTTACACCACGTGGCTTTGATGTTAAGCCTATCGTTGGTCGTGATGCCGGTATCAACAATCTTTCTGACTTGAACGCTAAACAGGCTAAATCTGTTAAACCTGTGAAAGCACCTGTGATTGAGGATGAAGTAACTGAAATCACTGAATAATCGGTTTCGGGGTGGTAGCCGTCAGCGGGACATAGGCTTATCATTAAACAACAATGAATGTCGGGATGACATCCACGTGCCCCTTCTTTTATGAGGTGAAAATGTCGAAGTTTAAAGCATGGGTTGTTGACAAGTATTTACAACTTGAGCAACAAGCCGTCGAAGCAATTACTACAGCAAATTTTTATGGTAATCTTTTCACTGAACGCCAAAAGTTTTATATCGTTGCCTTTTTCATGGCTCTTATGGCTCTGGCTGGGGCTTACGGCGCTGTTCAGTTTATTGGTTTGGTTTATATCATGAGTAAGATGACACCGGAGGACAAAGATGATGAAAAGTAAATTGATTTTTGTGATGCCGTTACTCTTTGTAACGGCGTGTGGTACAACCGTTCGTGATCCTGTGGTTAATCCACGAAGTTTGAACGATCAAGAATTGTTGCGTGAGAAAATTGTTCGTGTTGAACAATTAGAACGTGAAATGGAAAAGCGTGAATCCGAGATGAAATACCAACATCTCAAAGAACTCACACAGGTTCAAATACAACAACGTAGCCGTCCTGCTGAGGGTCACGTGAGTTGTAAATTTTTCTGCTTCTAATGAATATCTTTTACCTTGCCCACGATCCGAAGATATGCGCCGAGTACCACTGCGACAAGCACGTGGTAAAAATGATTATTGAGTACGCACAATTATTGTCAACGGCGCATCGGATCTGTGACGGTCAAGAATATTATGATTTGACGGCGAATAATCGTAAGATTAAACGCTGGCGTTTGCCTGATGATCGTGAACAGCGATTGATGAAAGCATCACATGTTAATCATCCATCGAATGTTTGGGCTCGGGCAAACCATTTGAACTATAAATGGCTTTATGAAATGTGGTGTCATTTGCTTGACGAGTATACGTATCGTTATGGCAAAGTTCATGCGTGTGCAAGACTGAGGGATGATTTGGCAAAACTGCCAGAAAAGATTCCTGTCGGATTGCGTGAAACTGAACCAACACCAGCAATGCCCGACGATTGTAAAATAATGAATGACTCACTAGCGTCATATCATAAATACTACAATGAGAAGAAAACACACTTTGCCCGGTGGACAAAAAGACCAGCGCCAGAGTGGTACTTGACTATATAAGATTAATGCCGACATACGATTTTTATAATACAGAAACAGGTGAAACTTTTGAGAAACTTCTGAGCATTTCTGCCAAAGAAGAATATCTCAAAGAGAATTCACACATCCAACAAGTTCATCTTGGCGCCATGTCAATTGTCAGTGGCGTATCAATTACTGGTAAAGTACCAGACGGTTTCAAAGAAGTTTTATCAAAAGTTTCCGAGAATCACAAGCAATCTTCCGTCGCCAACAAGCACGGTAAGAAATCAATCAGTGAATCACAAACACAAAGAATTGTAGATAAGCACCTAGGAAAATTTGGGCAGTAATTGTATTATGCTAACCTGTAGTCGTATATAAGGAACACTTATGGCAAGGAGAGCAGCATTAAAGCAAGTTTACAGCAGTGAAGATGTAACTGATTATTCAAAACCAACCAATCGATTGAAACTAAGATTGGATGATATGAAAACGTTTCAACCACTAACTGAAAATCAAAGAATTTTTTTTGATGCGTACAAGAGGCAAGATTATTTTATAGCGTTACATGGTGTTGCTGGAACAGGTAAAACGTTTTCAGCACTCTATAAAGCAATTGAAGAGGTGTTAGATAGAAGTAACACCTTTGAAAAAATTATTGTTGTTCGTTCCGCAGTACAATCTAGAGAAATCGGACATCTACCAGGAAGTGTAGATGAGAAGATGGAAATCTATCAGCAACCATATCGTCAAATATGCGAAACACTTTTTGGTCGCAAAGATGCGTGGGATAGGCTAGAAGAGCAAGGTCATATTGAATTCATTTCAACATCATTCATTCGTGGTATGTCGTTTGATGATGCCATTATCATTGTTGATGAAATGCAAAATATGACATTTGAAGAAATAGATACTGTAATGACACGTGTGGGTCATCGATCAAAGATTATTTGGTGTGGTGATTACAGACAGACTGACTTGAACAAAAAGAAAAATGATGTATCTGGGTTGTTAAAGTTTTTTGATATTGCATACCACATGGATGCTTTCACAAGAATAGAATTTACACCAGATGATATTGTTCGTTCGAGCCTAGTCAAGGATTACATTTTGGCTAAATTGAAGTTTGAGGATATTTCAGAAAAAACATAACGATGCGAACATTTGATCATGTAAAGTTGCCGCAACTTCAATTTGACCTAAAAGCAGAAACTACTGATAGTGGTAGACTCTATACTACGCCAGAAGGCAATAAGTATAAGTCTATCACTACGGTACTTTCTAATTATGGCAAGAAAGCACTCTATGAATGGCGACAGGCTGTAGGTGAAGAACGAGCGAATGAAGTCTCACGAAAAGCATCAAATCGTGGTACAAAGGTACATAAGATTTGTGAAGACTACATTAACAATGAAATAAACGATTTCAAAATGCAGTTGTTGATGCCTGATCTGAAGGAACTATTCTTCAAAATCAAGCCGATCATTGATGAGAAAGTTGGTAATGTTTATTCACAAGAACAAGCACTATACTCCGACAAATACCGTATTGCTGGTCGTGTAGATTTGATTGCTGAATGGAATGGTAAGTTATCGGTCATCGATTTCAAAACATCCACAAAACAAAAAGATGAAGATTACATTCAGAACTACTTTATGCAGTGTACAGCATATGCGTTGATGTTTGCTGAACGAACTGGTATTTGGATTGATGATATTGTGGTATTGATTGCTACTGAAGAAGGACCAGCACAGGTGTTTGAACGGCAGATTCATGATTATCGGCAACCATTGATTGAGATGATTGATAAATATGCTTGACATTTTGGAGACATCATGCTATCATTCAAACAACATAAACAATTAGATGAAGGCAATCCGCTGGCAAGATTGGCTAAACATGCTGAAGAGGGTAGGCACTATGCTGTTATTTCCTCACAGCGACCACATGATGAAGTATCGCCAGAGCAAAATAAAAAGCATCATGAAGAACTTAAAAAGAAACTGACTGCACAAGGCTACACTCACAAAGATGTTGAAGGTCATTGGGAAGGTGGTAAAGAAAAGTCTATTTTGGTACATGCAAAAGGAAAGGGAGATGAACACGGCAAACAACTACTCCATGATATTAAAAAACATGGAGAACATTATAATCAAGACTCAATCTTACATCATGATGGAAAAACAGCGACCTTACATGGAACAAACAAAACAGGATTCCCAGGACACGGCAAGACAGAGAATGTAGGCAAGATGGCATTCAATAAGCCACATGCGCCGTTTCAAACAGAAACGAAACCAAAGTCTGACAAGCCGTTGAAGCCAGGAAGAACGAGCAAAGGTTCAGCAAGATTTACAACGGTGTGATATGCAAATTACTGAAAAAGAATACGATAAAAAACTTGATTCGTACTTGAGAGAACAAGGACCAAATCCAGGCACAACATTCTTTGGCTCTTGGGGTTGGTATACTATGAAGAAAAATGAGTTTCATAAACAAATGCAGCAGGAAGGAATTGTTGTAACTCCTTCAAAGTGAAGGCATTCTGGACGTGGGTTCGACTCCCACCTAGTCCACCAGAAGTGTTGTTTAGGGTGATATGTAAGAGTTTAACAAGACTCTGAGGATTGGAATTCCCGACCTGTGAACAGCAGGACACTTCTGATGGGCTAGACATGGTTTCGACAGGGTGAGATAGTGGAGAAGGCAACACAGTAGGCGATGACTGTAAATCAAGCAAATCTATAAATGCAAATGACGCATTTTACGGAGAAGAACGCCTAGCGGCTTAACTCTCATGGGGTTTTAGTGGAGTGTACCTTATTACCAAAACACTCTACACCAAATTCAGAGATATATTATGAAAATCTATATTGGTCCTTATACAAATTGGTTCGGTCCATATCAACTAGCAGAACTGCTTTGCTTCTGGGCAAAAAAAGTTCCTGATGAATATGGATTCAAACGACATCCTGATTGGGTTCATGACTTCGGCACATGGTTAGCAGAAGACAGAAACGGTAACGATTCTTGGCTAACTAAGTTTTGTCAGTGGATAGAAAGTCACAAAGAACGCAAAATCAAAGTGCGTATTGACAAGTATGATACGTGGTCGATGGATCACACGCTGGCAAATATTATTTTACCGATGCTCAAACAACTTCAAGCAACAAAACATGGTTCACCTATGGTTGATGCTGAAGATGTACCAGAAGAACTACGCATCGTTGGCTATGAAGATGGCTCATCACAGTTTGTATTAAAGTTTGAAGATCAAGAACAATATCAAAAAGATTCGTGGGACATCACACATCGTCGTTGGGAATGGGTATTGAATGAAATGATTTTTGCCTTTGAACATTTCGTTGATGATTCATGGGAAGAAGCATATCGTTCTGGTGAGATTGACACACATTCTGTTCCATGCGAATGGGATGAAAATGGTAAGCCGACACTGTATACATTTGAAGAAGGTCCCAATCATACGTATCAGTGCGACTACGATGGCATGAAAAAAGTTTACGACCGTATGGACAATGGATTCCGATTATTCGGGTTGTACTATAGATCGCTTTGGGATTGATTTACACTTATCAAAGTGCCATCGTTTCATGTTTGTTAGTTGTCCTTCTTTACCACAATGAGGACATGAAACTTTAATTAGATTGTTTGAATGACATTTGAGATTTTTTTTATGTTCGTCTGTCATTGGTTTAGATATGCCTTTGGTTGATTGCGATATCTTTTTTTTATGATCTTCGGATAAAGTTTTACCGTACATAGGATTTTTTTCACCAGTCAATTTTTTACCCTTTTCTACAAGTATTTTTATATGATTTTTGGAAAGTGTTTTGCCTTTATGTGTGTTACTAATTTTTTGTTTAGCATCCTCAGACAAGACTACACCGAATGTACCGTCACCACCTAAGGTTAAATTATATCCAATATTGAAAGAATCATATTGCTCAATAAAATATGATTCCATAACATTTAGAGTGTGTTCTCGGTCTTTTGATTGATATATGACTTCCCAATCAAAAGATTCCCATCCATATTTACGAATTGCATTGTAGAATTTAGAATTACCGTTTTTACTGGCAGATTTATGAACTTTTTGACGATTTGGCCATTTGGAATCAAATCCAATGTATACTTGATTCGTTTTGCTGTTGACAGATTTATAAATTGTGTATATCATATACATATATAGTATTTTTCACTCTTTGGGATAATGATGAACAACAAAATTAAAGAACTTGCTGAACAATCTTTTGATATTATCAAGGACAATAGGGGTAGAGTGGAGTATTCTGCCGATAGTTATGGTATAGAAAAGTTCGCCGAGTTGATTGTTTGGGAGTGTGCTGAACAATCTATGTCAATCGGTAGATACAATACGCCAAGTGGAGTAACTCCAGATTTGTCTATTGCTATTGCTGTAGGATTGAAAAAACATTTCGGAGTAACAGAATGAAAGACAAATGGCTATTGTTTGCGACAGTTCTTTATTCAGCAAATATGTTTGGATGGCTTGTTTTCATTATTCTGAAAATAGCAAGAGGTGAAGGATGAATGAACGAATTAGAGAACTATACTACGAGTGTCAGGATGAAAGTCAAAGCACCGAGCAATGCTATCAAAATTTTGCCGAGTTGATTGTTCGAGAATGTATGCGTATGTGTGAAGTTACGGAGATGAGTTTTGTAACTCATGATTGTGATGTTGAGGCATCGGGTGCAATTACTGTGAAACAATTTATTGCTGAACATTTCGGAGTTGAAGAATAACATATAAACCGTGGCCTCTGGGATTAAAAATAACTAAATAAGTATACTGGCACTACACACACAATCGCCAGTAAACACACACAACACAGGAGTAACTATGAGCAATCTAACACCGTTTGAGATTCGTCTTGAACTTCTTAAAATGGCGAAAGACCTTTTATTGGAAGATTATGTTTCCAGTAAAGAACGCCTAATCAATGAATGGCAAGTGAAGGTAGAGTCCGCTAAATTAAACGGACAAGCAATACCAGATCATCCCGCCTTTCCAACTTATCCCTCAGAGACAGAAATCATCAACAAGGCACAAGCCTTGAATGGATTCGTTTCTAATATCACAGCAGAAAAAACACAAAGCAAAAAAACTGCCTGACGGGAACGGGTGTGCTTCGGCACACCTCTAACTAACAAGGAGAAATATGCGTTACATCACACTATTACTTTGTAGCATCTTTGCGGCATTTGTTGTATATGTTGGTCATGCCGCAGCACAGATCAGTATACCAGTTCAACCGAAAGTTCAACTGGAAGATTTATCACCACAAGCAAGATCGGAAGTCGAATGTCTTGCTCAGAACATGTATTTTGAAGCAGGACTAGAACCAAGACTTGGACAAATTGCCGTAGCATTTGTTACATACAATCGAATGCTGTCTGGTGTATTTCCAGATACTTACTGCGGCGTAGTCAAACAAAAAGTTGGCACTGTTTGCCAATTCTCATGGGTATGTGAAAATCGTCCTAAGGATATGATGAGAAAAGGACTCTTGACAATAGAGAGTAATTCGTTGTATAATAGTGTAACTGAACTAGCATTGGCGTTCTATCTTTATACTGAAAAGTTCAAAGATCCAACCAGAGGTGCCTTGTTCTTTCATGCGGACTATGTAAAACCTGGTTGGAATAATATGAGGTATACTGCTCAAATCGGCAGACATTTATTCTACAATAAGGCAAAGAAAAGTTCATGAGTATTTTATCAAGCAAAAAGGAGAAGATAATGGAGAAGGGATTGAGTAGTATAACCACAGTTTCAGCTACTTTGGTTTTACTTTCAGTCGTTGCTGCGGCATGTCTTTATGGTTTGAACGACCGTAAACTGATGGCAGCAAATATTGAAAACGCTATTGCTAAAGGTATTGATCCACTTGCTGTACGGTGTTCATATGCCAAGAGTGATGACATTGTTTGTATCGCACACGCTGCTAATCGTAAATAAACGGAGACTATATTATGGATTTTGAAAATGACAATCATTCATTCACATTTCGCTTTCACTCTGCTGAAGGTGAAAGAGATTTAGAAATGAATTGTAATGCCTTATATCTTGGTGACATTCTTGACAGATTCCGTGATTTTCTACAAGGCTGTGGTTATCAGATTGATGGTATGATCGATGTTGTGTCATTTGAAAAAGAAGAGAGTCCAGTTACTCTTGGTGAACAATCTAAATTTGATTTCAGTAATATACCAAATAACAACTGGATGTTCAGTGGCACAATGAATGATACAATACCACCGTTAACGACTAATGATATCTCGTCATTGACTACTCAAATGCCTTTATCAGCATCACCGTCAGGTATGGCATCATCGTGGTCGGCAGAACTACCAAGCAGCACTGGTAGTAAAATCAAAGTTAATTTCTGATGCCAACCAAAGATGAAATGCTCAAGTTCTCTTTACAGATAGAGAATTTGGTAGCCAACACAGATTACACATATCTTGAGGCTATTACTGAACACTGTAAAGAGACAGGATTAGAATTGGAAGTTGCTGCTTCACTTATTACACCGAATCTGAAGTCAAAGATTCATGAGCAAGCAGAACGTTTGAATATGTTAAAAGTGAAAGGCAATCGTTTACCGATATGACAGGTTATGAAGCATTCTGTTTATACACTTCTCTCAAACTTCACTTTAATTCAGATTCTTACGATTACTTTAAGTACAATGGTAAAGTAAGCACAAGCATTGGTGCATTTGAGAATCGAAAAGACAAATGGCACTTTTATAAACTCAGTCGGAGATTCACAAATGTTGACATATGCCGTGATTATATTGTTGCTAATTTGGTGTATAACCATGATGTTTGGGTAGGTCATCTTCTGACGAATGATGCTGATATTGAGTATCGTAAACGTCAGAAGATCATTCAATCATTGACTTACACTTTTACCAATGAGATTGAGTCATTAATGAATCATGGTAAACCAAATGACTTGTTTATATCTCAAGAGGGTGAGTATCCAGAATTATTGATCAAGTTGCTACATGAAGAAATCTCACTTGAGACTGTGTGTATTCTGAATAAAGTGCTTGAGTTTATACCTTCATGGGATCGTAAGATTGGTGATACGATTCACTATCCAAACATCAGTAAAAAAATAAAGAAGTATACACCGTTCATACCATTCGAACCAACAAAATACAAACTTATACTCAAAAAGGAATACGATGCGAATACAAAAAATTTATCTTGATATGGACGGGGTTCTATCGGATTTCAATCAAAGGTATAAAGAACTCTTTAATCAAAGAGCGTCGAGCAGTCGTGAGCGTGGTGAAAAACATGATGATAATTGGAATCATTTTGTAGACGGTAAGAACTTTGAAACACTTGATTGGTATCCTGGTGGTAAAGAATTATTGAAGTACATTATCTCACTGGATGTACCTGTAGAGATACTTTCTTCTTCTGGCGGTCGTATGCACCATGAAGAGGTGAAGCGGCAGAAAAAGGTTTGGTTGAAAAGTCACGGCATTGACTTTAAGGCCAATATCGTACCTGGTCGTCATTTGAAAGCAGACTATGCTAAATCGGATATTATTCTCATTGATGATACAACAGATGTAATCGATGATTTTAACACAGCAGGCGGCATTGGCATACTTCACAAAGACACGGCTAAAACGATAAAAACAGTACAATCAGTTCTTGACGAAACATATATACAAGTATATAATGAATCAAGTGGACAAGATGTACATACTTTTTAACAACTAACTATACGAGGTAAACTATGTCAGACTTTTCTAGTCTCAAACGCAATCGCAATTCGTTCGACAAACTCACCAAAGCGATTGAATCAATCAATACACCAGCAGAAGGTTCTAAAGACGATGACCGTTTTTGGCAACCAGAAGTGGACAAAGCCGGTAATGGTATGGCAATTATTCGTTTCTTGCCAGCACCAGCAGCAGATGGTGATGATGCTCTTCCTTGGGTTCGTGTTTTCAATCACGGTTTTCAAGGTCCAGGTGGCTGGTACATTGAAAACTCTTTGACTACTTTGAATCAGAAAGATCCTGTATCAGAATATAACTCTGTTCTGTGGAATTCTGGTATTGAAGCAAACAAAGAAATCGCACGTA